TCAAGTAGCTCTTGGATAGGTTGGGGTAGTTCTTTGACCCATCTCTTCAGTTCAGCAAACAAAGCAGCATAAAGTTGGGCAGAAGTAGGGGCAGTCACCACTACTTTGACGGGATATCTAGTTAAAAGAAACCACAACATAGCCCAACTAGCGGTGGTTGACTTGCCAACCCCGTGACCAGACCTGATACTAATCTTCCGCTCACCAGAGGCCACAGCATTCAAGAAGTCTTGCTGCCACTCATCAGGTTCTACTCCCAGTACTTCTTTGACGAAAAGAACAGGATCAGTCCTATAAAGGGTGATGAACTGGATAAAGGGGTTATTCATTGTTTTCCAAGGTTATGGGTTCTACCTTACCCATGTGCTTTAAAGCTTGGAGGTGTAGATCACCCAAACTGATATTCACTTGGGTTTTAGCAGTGTCTCCATAGTTCTCAGGATCAAGCTTAGATGCCATCCACTTACGAGTATCAACCTGGAGTCTAGCTTTATTCACACCACTGTTAGATGTCTCATCAGCCTCATCTGCAATCTCTAGAGCCTCTTCAGCCAGTTTCTCAGCCTTTAACTTTCTCGCCTTCAGGACCGCATCTCTACGCTCATCAGTATGATTTATCCAGAAAGACAACATAGGTCTAGAACACTCAATAAACTCAGCCAAGCGTCCTATGGTCATTCCCTGAGAGATATGTGCCGTTACGAACTCTATCCCTCCCAGACTTTCTATCTTCTTCTCCAACGCTCTCCTCATAGGAAACCCTGCCATATCTTCTCCTTGATTTAATGTCTACAAATTCTAAACTATAAAAAAATTTTTTGGAGGACTCTTTTGTTCCTGATAGGGGGTGGGTGGGGGTCTATCTGTGTTTATGTGATTTGATGTGTGTTTGTGTCCCCTGCCACAGTGCCCCCTCCATTTATCGATAGGGGGGGGTAAACCCTTACTGGTAAACCCTTCCCTTACGTAGAAACCCTTAAGGGTAAACCCCTAGGTACTAACCCTATCAGGGTAAACCCTACTGTGGATCCATACAGTACACCATCTAAATCTAAATGAGAATGATTCGCATTCGCATCTTGTCTCATGGGCGCATTGGGTTTGTGTTTGTTGGTGCATGAAAGGTTTCTCTATGTGTTCTCTATCAAGGTTTTCAATCTAGGTCTATCAATGCCCAGTCTATCCATTCCCCTTATGTTCCTTATATATTCCCCTTGTCTATCCCTTACATGAAGGAAAGCCCTTGCATTGGGTTTCCCCTTCTTTTCTTTTTCTAATTGTGGCTACAAAATCAAACACAATCTAAGGGTTTGTCCCTATGTTTTTTTTCTTTTCTGGTGCTACTATAAATGCACGTTCAATCGGAACGTATCAATAAATAGGTGTCAATATGGAAATACAAATTGAGATAAAGCGGGTTTACGGCAATGTTGTTGCATACCCCTTATGCACCCAGGCTAAGATCTTTGCATCTATAGCGGGAACGTCTACTCTTACTTCAGCAAACCTTAAGCGCATTCAGGCTTTGGGTTATTCCTTTGTTTGCAAAACCTATGACATTCAAGAGGCCATGCAATGAAAACAGTGATCATTGAGGCCATTTTTGGCATTGTTCTTTTTTGTGCTGCGCTGGCATTGATGCTGGCTTATTTTGACGTTTTGGTTAAATAAGGGGATCACTATGTATTGGACAGAATCATTGGGCCGTATAGAGTTGAAGATAACTAAAAAACAAGCGGAAAGCTGCAGCCACCCAGGACAATGTGACAATGATGTAGAAGCTTTAAAGCTTAACCCGTCAATTTCCCGTCAACTTAAAAAGTTAGATCCCGCCATTGTTGCCGCTTGCCTTAAGGAATACGGGGCATGGGATGAAACAGAGTTAAAAGATCATAATGAAAATTTAACTAGGCTTTTATGGGTGGCTTGCTGCGATATTTCCGAAGGCAATATTTAACTTTTCTTTTTTTAATAGGTGTAAATATGAAAATCATTCCCATTGTCTCAATGACAAAAAGCCAGGCTGCAATAGTTTGCGGATCCCTTACGTCAACAACAAAAATGCCATGTAAATCCTACAGTTTACCGACCGAAGCTTGCATTACGGGTTTCAAAATGTCAAAAATTGAGGGTTCAATTTGTTCCTCATGTTATGCTGATAAGGGCTTTTATAAGGTTTACGAAAACAACATTAAACCCGCTCAATTTTCCCGTCTAGATAGTATCAACGGGGAATTTTGGGTTTCTGGCATGGTGTCGCATATTGGAAAAGATCCGTTTTTTCGCTGGCACGATAGCGGGGATCTACAAAACCTTGAACACCTAGAAAAAATTGCAGCGGTTTGCCATGCAACACCCAACACAATCCATTGGCTCCCAACTAGGGAATACGGGACAATTAAGGAATTTATTGCAAAGCATGGAAAAAACAGCATTCCCAAAAACCTTGTTGTTCGTTTATCCGCAATGTACCCCGACAAGCCCGTACAAATACCCGCAAGCTTGCAAAACGTGCCAGGCATAACAGCATCAAACGTGCATACAAAAACCCCAACTGGAACACCATGCAAAGCACCACAGCAAAACGGGGCTTGTCTTGATTGTCGGGAATGTTGGACAAGCAAAGTTATCTCTTACGAACTACACTAAAAGGCCAAAAAATGACTACTAGAAAAGTAAAAAAACCCGCTATTCACCCTAAAATTTTGAATGATTTTATGGTTTATCAAGGTATCAATGACATAAATTCCGTTTTTGGGGCTTTAACTACCCTTGAAGCATACATAAATAGCGATAAATTTCAAAAATATCAAGCATCAATGGCAATTGATAGCATTCGGGCCACGTTATGCGCTGGCACAGAAATAATTGAGGAATGGCTTGAAATTGAGGAACCCACAGAATGAAAACGGGCGCTGTAGGTGTTATTACAAGCGAAAATGAAACCCTTATGCAAATTGATTGTGTCATTGCTGGAATGATTTTTTGCCATGCTTTGCACAATCCAAAAATGCAAAAATGCTGCTATATAGAGGAATTCTGGGTTTTAATCGATAGCATTTAAAGCATTTCCGAAAATTCCCGCTGCAATATGCGGGTTTTTTTGAGAGTGTTTTTGAAGTAAGCGCTAACTTTTCCAGATCTGAGAAAAAAGCCCATAGAATCGTTTATTGTGGTTTCAGGCATAGTAGATATACCCTAGGCAAAAAAACGGCTCTAAGCTTGTTTTAATGGCACTCTAGGGGTATTCTGGAATTGTGTCTCATGCGCTGTTTTAACTTCTAGCGAAGTGAGTACTAACTTACATAATTTTGCGAAGTGAGTGCTAACTTACAAAAAACTAAGGGTTTACCCTAATAAATGGTGTTTTACAAAAAAGTGCCATTTACTATTTACAAACTCAAGTTAACCAATTTTTAGAAACTCAAAGTTTTTGAAACTTTTGAAATTAGAAATCATTTTCATTTTCAGATTGATATTCAAATAATCGTTTAATAGTAATATTTAGAGCGTCAATCTCGTCCATTTTCTTTATATGCCACATTCTCTTTTGACCATGCCATCCTAAAATAGAATTAGTATGGCAGTCTGGACATAAAGCTATACAGGTATATTGAAGACCTTGCTTGTAATGATGTGCATCACTTGGAGCTGACTTATCACACACTGAGCAAGGCAATGATTTCACCCTAGCAAGATGTAGTCTTTCCTTGGCGTTCAGTTTGTTATTCATTGGGTTGCCCTGACTTCCATTCTGGCTGAGTACTGGTTGGTTCTCCACACTTCTACCCTTGCTTGGGCAGCGGTCATCAACCAACGATACTTCTCTTCTTTCTCCACGGCAGCTCTGATACCTTCTAGGATTTCTATGTACTCTTCATGGGCATAAGCAAAGGTTTCCTGCTTTCCAAGAACTTCAGTCCCTGCCTGGCTCATCAGGTGAGCCTTCTTTGACTTGCGGAACTCCTCCAAGTACAGGCGATCCGCTTTCGCTTTTGCGTACAAGGGTGCGGTATCGATCAAATACTGAATTGCTTTGTCGGGGCTTATCTGGCTCTCCATGAATCAATCTCCAATGTTTTTCTGCTAAACGCCTAATTCCTTCAGACAGAGAACCATTCCCTGCCAAGGTCAATGCTTGTTCATGGATAGGCGCTACCCTTGCTCGGATAGTCCTACCCTCTTCGCTGATCTTCTTCCGACCAGCGCCTTTTCTGGAGCCGCCACGTTGTTTCATGGCTTGAATTATAGCTACAGAATCAAATTCTTTGTAATACAAACCTTATGGTTTCGCCATCATCCTCTTGGAAAACAACCTCAAAGTCTGCTTTGTAGATGTTCCTGAAGTCGGACATTGGGGTCTTGCCTACTTGTTTCTTATACTCATTCTGAGATAAAAACACCAATTGCCCTAGTTGGATAATCCTTGTATGGCTTGGATCGCCATAAGCCCAGACTGAGTTTCTTGATGGACAAGTCGCAAAGAAGTATCCATTCGGTTTAAGTAGTCTCCAGAACTCTGAGAACTGGGCAAAGAATAGTTTGTAGTCACCCTGTTGACCAAGATGCTCTAGCACCTCGTAGGCATGGATTTCGTCAAACTCTTGGTCTGGGAATGGCAGCGGAAGCTCCATCAAGTCCCACACAACATCAGGTTTATGGTCTGAGTTGTAGTCCAAAGTGGTCAGGTTAGACCAATCTTTAGTTCCATCAGAGGCTAATCTCTTTGTGTGATTTGAACCACAACCAATTAAAAGTTCTTTTTTCATTCTATTTCTACCACTTTATCGCCATTAGATTTAATGTAATTCTTTGTTTTCTGGATGTATTTCTCAAACTCAGACCTGGAAATACTTCCCTGTTGGAGATCTGCATACTCAATCAGATCTCTGATGGACTTGATTCCTTGTCCATCCAAACCCATTTGTTTTGTCTCTTGAAAACGTAAAGCGGCTTTGTGGAGGCTCTCTTGTGCTTTCTCACAGATAGGTAACACTTCAGGACCCACCCCACTCTTGCCCATCATTTCAGACAGATTAAGCACATCAACCAAAACTCTCCAATCATGGATAGTGCCCTGGCCTTTGGTCATAGCTTCTAGTGCGGAGTACTCAAGGAGTCTGAGTTTGTCCAGCTTGTCCCTCTGCGTTACTGATGCTCCGATTATCCCGTGCTGAATGGGATCGATCAGATTCCACATCTTGCGCTTCGTTCTTTTTCTCATTGTCTCTGCCAAATATGGCATCCCATCGGTTTGCGTATTCTTGATTGCTTACATTAAATGGTCTTGGAGAACTGCCCTTACTCATTTTTTCATGCCCCTTACAAAAGCACTAAAACTCTGTGCAGTATCACCAAATGACTTCATTAAACTGAACTCATGGGCTACCTCATCTAGAGTCTGGTTGCGTACTGGACAGTTCCTTCCTTGGGTGCAGTCATAAGTGCAACAGTCCATGCCACTAGATTTGTTTGCTCTTAATATCTGTTTGCCAAGGTTACTGTTTCGCTCAACCATATTGAAAGCCTCGTCTTCTTCTTTTGTCCATTCAGTCATGCTTTCCCCCTTGCTCGGATGGCATCAGCACATTCATAGGCAGTACCGTCATCTTCCCAAAGGTCATCACAAACTATTGCACACGCCTCACGCTCATGTTGTGCTACTAGCTTGGCAAAGTCTTCAATATTGAACGGGCTACAACGCATACAGTCATCCCATGTATTTCCTTTGTCCCATCCACAACTTTCAGCCATCTCAATGATTTCATCTTGTGTCATGTCTTCACCTGTAAAGATATTGGGATGTAGATGCAAGCCTTGTCTTTGCTGTTAATGACATGAACTGTCGTTTTATGCTCAGACAATGGCCTTTTGCAGTTTGCACACTTTGCATCTGGATGAGATGGTTTGCAATTGAGCATCATGGCTCGTAGGTTTGTTTGTAGTTACTCTTGTGTTCATGGAAACGCATTGCAGCTTCCATTTCAAGCTCTTTGAATTGTTTATCAGCGAACAATCCAATCACATCATGGCCTTTAA